TAAGGCAAGATTAACAGATGAGTCTTTTAAGGATTTATTGTTTAAGGAGTTGAATAGTGGTAATACACAAGCACATCTTAAAACAAACTTTTATACACTTTTACAAACTAATTGGTCTTTAGACAAGACAAGGTCATTAAAATTACACGATTCTTACTATCCTTTATGGACTCAGTTACAAGATAAAGCTACTAATGAGCAATCCATAGCAAATACAATAGCACTCGTTAAATCAACTAATATCACTAAAGAAAGCCTACTGCTCGAATTAGAAGAAGTTAAGGAGTTGGCAAAAGTACCTGATAATGCTGGTCGAATAAACACTCAAGCAGTCATCAAGGCTATTGAGGTCCAAGCCAAGATGCTCGGATTGAATGAAGCACAGAAGCAGGAGCTTATCATCAATAAAGGATTCTACTTTGATTTAGAAAAGGATGGAGAATGAGAAACCAAAAATACCTCGTAAGTTTTATTCAAAAGCATTCATACCTGTATTAGAAAGCAAACAGAGATATCTTGTTTGTTATGGGAGCAGAGGAAGCTCCAAGACTTTCCACATCATCCTCAAGCTATTAATAGAATCATTTGCACCTAAGCACAGGGCAATTTATTATTGCAGAAAGAATCACGAGACAATACGTTCAACTACATTTAAAGACATCTGCTTTGCCATCAAGATGTTTGGAATGAAGCATTATTTTGAGTATTCAGAAGTAGCCAATTCATCAATGGTATTCACTAATAAGATAACAGGACATAAGATAATGCCTTATGGATTAGTAGAAGCTGAAAAGACTAAGGGGATAAGTCAAGCTACTCATGTGTTCGTTGATGAGATAACCGAATGTTCTAAAGAATCTATTGATATGATTGACTCAGTTCTAAGGACTCCACAAGCCGAATACCTACAATTCATCTGTGCCTTTAATCCAGTTGATGAGAATAACTTTATACGGTCCTATTTCTTTAGTCCTGATGATATCAGCAAGCCGAGAGCTGATTATGGAGATGACCTACTCATCCATCACTCTACCTTAAATGACAATGAGTACATTGATAAGGAAGCCTATGAGATAAGTTTAAGAAGGAAGTATGAGCATAATCAAAACCTATTAGACATCAATCTATATGGTAAATGGGGTAGAGCTGAGGTTGATAAGCCTTACATCACTAACTTTGACAAGAATAAACACGTTGGCAATTTTGACTTTGATAAGTCGGATATCTTACTATCATTTGACTTTAACGTAGATCCAATGACTTGTGTGGCATCGCAGATTAGAGCTGGAGTAGTTTACTTTATTGAGGAGTATCGGCTAAGGAATAGCGACATATGGCAGTTATGTGCTGAGATAAGGAGCAAGCTTCCAAAGTCAAACTATGTGATAGTAACAGGAGACAGCACAGGTAAGAATCGCCAAGCCATCAGTAGAGGTGGGTTGAATTATTATCATGTAATAAAAGATGAGTTAAATTTACATGACAGGGCATTCACTATACCAGGAATGAATCACTCCAATCATAATAGTAGAGAGATAATGAACAGAGCCTTCCATTTTAACAAGTGCTTTATCAATGAATCAATGCCTTATCTAATCAAGGACCTTACCTATTGTGAAGCAGATATGCATGGTAATCTAATCAAAAAGAGTAGTGGCGAGGGTAAGGAGTTGTCGCATTTATTAGACGCTTTCAAATATAGCTTAGTAAATATTTATCGGACTAAGTTAGATTTATAGTGTAATTCAATAATTTATGAATAACTTTGTATGAGTTACAATTCATTAAGTCAATCTGACAACACTAATGTCTAATTAATCATGCAATGAAGTCAAAATTTAGTCATTTAGACCAACAAATTAGGGACTTAATTATAGCCAATCCATCCTTTCACGACTCATATACCAAGTTATCCAAGATACTTTTAAACACAGAAGATAGTTCCGATGATAATCTTGATATAAATGCCTTGAAGATTTATATCATGAGGAATAAAAAGAGGATATTAGACTTGCATGAGGGCATCTTGAATGCTTGCGAGCTTACAGATGTGCCATTGACATCGGCTAAAAACATATGGATTAAGACTAAGCCAACAGATACTACTCCAGGAGTGAGTGCCTTTGTTGTGAATCCTGACTTTGTGCCTAATGAGATAGTAAAGGTAAGTGAGCTTAAAGCAGACTTGATTAAGGACCTACAAGCATTCATCCCTAAGTTCCCAAAATTAAAAAGAATAGTTGATAAGAATAGCTACTTACTTGTATTAGATCCTGCAGACATTCACATTGGCAAGTTATGTACAGCATTCGAGACTGGCGAAGATTACAACAATCAGATAGCAGTCAAGAGAGCATTGGAAGGAGTTGATGGCATATTGCAAAAGGTATCATCCTTTGCCATTGATAAGATTTTATTTATCGGTGGTAATGATATTCTCCATGTGGATAATCCAAAGAGAATGACTACATCAGGCACTCCACAAGATACTGATGGGATGTGGTATGATAACTTTCTAATTGCTAAACAGCTTTATATTGATATACTTTTAAAGTTGGTAACGGTAGCTGATGTTCACTTCACTTTCAATCCAAGCAATCACGATTATACTAATGGTTTCTTTTTAGCAGATGTTATAAAGACTTACTTTAAGGACTGCAAGAACATCACATTTGATTGTTCAATAGCACATCGGAAGGGATTTAAGTATTACAATAACTTGATAGGCACTACACATGGCGATGGTGCTAAGTTAGCTGACTTACCTTTATTGATGGCTCAGGAGTTCAGTCAAGAATGGGCATCTACTAAGCACAGATACGTTTATACACATCATGTTCATCATAAGACTGCTAAGGACTTTATCGGCATAACTGTTGAGAGCTTGAGGAGTCCATCAGGCACAGATAGCTGGCATCATCGAAATGGCTATTTAAGTATCAAGGCTATTGAGGGGTTTTTGCATTGCAAACATAATGGGCAGATAGCTCGAATCACTAATATTTTTTAATCATGTCAGAAAAAGAAGCACCAATTATAGATGATGAGGATGATGATGACTTGGACTTTGAGGTTGAGTTTACCACTCGTGAGGAATACTTTACTTCCTGCTCTACTCTTATTCAGATAGCCGACATGATTAATCCAATGACATCTGAGGAAAGTATTTTAAAAAAGAATATACTAAGGCGATGCTATAAGATTATTGATGTGATGTCTGCTGAGATGTATGATGAGCTGTTTGAAGATAGAGAGGAGCTTGAATCTTAATACTAAATGGTATAATACTATTTGGTATAAAATTACTATATTTCAATTCATAAAATAATATAATGGCAACAGAAAATATAATATTTAAGGTACTTTTTGACACAACTGATGCTACTAAGCAAGTCGCTTCATTGGATGGAGTAATGGAGAATGCCACCAAGCAAGTTGATGAGTTCACTAAGAATGTCAAGGGTGGTGCTGAAGGATTGAGTAACCTGGCGAAAGCAAAAAAGACATTTAACGACATCTCAATAGCTGAATCCACCAATGAGATTAAGGAGCTTAGTTCTGAATTGTCAAATGCTACTGCTAAAGAAAAGGACTTTGGCAAGGCAGGAAAAGAGACTGTTGATGCTTATAAGAAAGGTAAGATTGACCAAGTTCAAGCTACTAAACAGCTTGGAGATGCTATTGATAAAGGAGTGGTTGCTACTCAAAAGATGGCTGTTGAGACTGAGAAGATGGCAGGTAAAATGAAGTCTTATAAGGCACAGATATCTGAATTAAAAGCTATCTTACCTACATTAAGTGGAGAAGAATATGTACAAGCTCAAGCAAAGTTAGCTAACTTGACTGATGCAATGGGTGATCAACAAGCACAGATTAAGTTACTCGCATCCGATACAAGAGCTTTAGATACTACCATGCAAGGACTTCAATTAGGAGTCGGAGTATTCGCTGGACTTCAAGGAGCAAGTGCATTATTTGGAGAGCAAAGTGCAGATGTAGAGAAAGCATTATTAAAGGTCAATGGAGCAATGGCTGTGCTTCAATCTTTACAAGCAATTCAAAATACATTAGATGCTGAGAGTGGATTTGTCAATTCAGTAAAGCTTTATTGGAAGCAGTTGTTTGTCAAAGAAACTATTAAGGAAGCAGTTGTAACAGAGGTTAGTGTAGCAGCTCAAGAGACAGATATATTAGTGAAAGAGCAAAGCACAATAGCAAGTAAGGCAGCAGCAGCAGGTCAAGCTATTTATTCATTTGCTGTTGGAGCTTCCACAGGTGCATTGAGGATATTCAAGTTAGCATTAGCAGCTACAGGAATAGGTGTTGCCATCTTAGCATTGGGTTTATTGGTTGCTAACTTTGATAAAATAAAGAAAGCCATCATGGAAAATTCAGAGGGGTTTCAGACATTCAAAAAGGTATTATTATTTATCAGTCCACCTATTGCTTTAATCATTAAGGGTTTTGAATTGATTTTAAGAAACATTGACTTGATTAAAAGTAGCTTTGCTGGATTTGCTAATGCAGCAATGCAGACATTTGGCAATGTAGGAAATGCCATCACTAAGCTTACAAATTTAGATTTTGCAGGATTTTACAATGATGTTAAAAATGTAGGTGAAGGAGTTTCAGATGCTTATACTGAAGGGTACATTAAACAAGAAAAAGTAAATGCTGCTTTAAGAAATCAAAGCAGAATAAACTTTTTGAATAGCATTTATGATGAGGAGACTAAGTTATTAGCATCACAAGGTAAAGATGTATCTGCAAGGGAATTAGCAAGCTTACAACAAAAATTAAATGGCAAGTTAGCTGTATTGAGTGATGCAGATAAGAAAGAATTGGAGATGGTTAGGAAGGCTAAAAGTATGGCAGGTCAACTTACTAATGATCAGATAGCACTATTAGAAGCTGGCACAGTAAAGTATAAAGATATCCTTGAAAATGAGCTTGATATTAAAATAGTATCTAATCAAAACAAAGCAGCAGCAGATGACAAGGCAGCAGAAGCAGCAGATGCAGCAAGCAAAAAAAAGCAAGAGAAAGATAAGAAGGCAAAAGAAGATGCTGCTAAATTATTAGAAGATGCAAAGAAAGCAGAAGAACAAGCAAGGAAAGACCAAGAATCTGCTAATGAAGCTTTAGTTAAAAAAATGAAAGATCAATCTATTGCTTTAATTGAAAATGAGAATGAAAGAGCTCTTGCTCAAATTGAGCTTAATAATACCAGAGCTAAAGAAGATATTAATGCTACTTTGGCAACTAATTTTATTAAGAATCTTGCTTTAATCGAACAAGAAAAAGTATATCAACAAGAATTATCAGACCTTAGAGAAAAAGGTTTTGTTGATAAAAAAATTGAAGTTACTCCATTAACAGCTGATGATTTAATTGATAAGGATTTTGAAAAGAAATTAAATGACATTACATCATCAATATCTGCTTCAATTCAACAGATAGGCGACGAAGATTTAAAGAAAGTCTTTGAAGGATTAAATGATTCCATTGCTGCCATATTTGACAAGAATGAGAAAGACCCTAAAAAGAAAGCACTTGCTGCTATTGAAGGAATCCAAGCAGTTGCTCAAGGAGTTACAGGGATAATAGAGAAGTCTATTGATAATAACATAGCTAACTTTGATAGATTGATTGATGCACAAAAAGGTGCTATTGATAGAGCTACTGAGCTTGCAAAGAAAGGCAATAGTCAGCTATTAGAAGCTGAGATGAGGAAGATGGATAAGCTTGAGCAGTTAAGAAAAGAGGAGGGCAGAAAAAAGAAGGCATTAGCTATTACCAATGCAATCGTAAATACAGCAGTAGCAATTACAGCAGCATTAACTGCTCCTTTTGCTGGTATCATATTAGCAGCATTAGCAGCAGCAATGGGAGCAGTTCAGATAGGCATCATTGCTTCTCAGACATTTGCTAAGGGTGGATTCACTGGAGATGGCACAGGCAGACGAGATGAGACAGGTCATATTCCTGTAGGTATTGTTCACGATAACGAGTTTGTAATGGATAAAGAATATACTTCTAAGAATAGAAATGAGCTTGAATATATCCACAAAAATAGAATACCATTAGCTGACATCATAAAAAATAATCAGATGCCTGTCATGTCATTTAACAATATATTAGGAGGATTGCAAGTAAATAGTAGTGGTCAGCTTGAAGAACGTATGAGGGCAGTTGAAAGTGCTATCTTGGACCTACCTAATAGAATGCCACAGACATCAATGAAT